GGATAGGAGCGGGATAAAACGCATATAAACAGAAAAAGCCCTCACAGTGACTAGCTGTAAGGGCTTGATTCCTTTGGCTCCCCGAGACGGACTTGAACCGCCAACCTAGTGATTAACAGTACCACGGTCAGCGTATAGACAGAAGTTTCCACATGTTGCCACACGAATAAAAACCGCGTAGCAGTTGGGTTTGCGAGGATAGTGGTAGATGCAGAGAAATATGAAAACGGTAGCAGAGTGGTAGCAGCATGGACGGAAAAGGTAGCAGACCGGTAGCAGCAAAAAAGCAGCCCTTGCGCGAGAAAACCCGTTTCCCCGGCGTCTACTCGCGCAAACTCACCAACCGCAACACCGGCAAGCCAGATACCGCCTTTGACATAACCTACCGCAACACCGAGGGCAAGAAGGTCTGGGTGCTGATCGGTTACGCATCCGACGGCGTCAATGCGGCTTATGCCAATGCACAGCGCGGCAACACACTGGCGGGCATAACCAAAGGCGACAAGCCCAAAAAGGCCAGCCGCAGAGGCATGACCTTTGCCCAGGGCTGGGAAATCTTCGCGGAGAAGTGGCTCCCGAATCTGGCCAGCCCGCAGGATGAAAAGAACCGCTATAAATGGTACATTGAACCCCGTCTCGCACATCGCCGCATGGACGCCGTCACGTTGCTCGACCTCGAGGACATGAAGCGCGAACTCATGGCAAAGGGCCTCTCTGCGGCCACCGTGCGTCTGGCGCTGGGCGACGTTCGTCGTATCTACCGCAAACTTGCCGCGTGGGGGCTGTATGAAGGCACCATCCCGACAGAAGGGTTGGTCATGCCCAAGCTCGACAACGCCAGAACCCGATTTTTGACGCAAGATGAGGCCGTCAGACTTCTGGACGCCCTCAAAGCGCGTAGCACCACTTGGCACGCCATTGCGAGCCTCTCGCTGTACACTGGCATGCGAAAGGGGGAGGTGCTCAAGTTGCGTGGCGAGCACCTCGACTTCGGTTCTGGCCGCATCCTGATCAAAAACGCAAAAACTGGCAGCCGCGTCGTGCCCATGACTGCCGAGGCCGAGGAGCTGCTTAAAGCCCACATTCCGGATTCGCCCGATGCGCTGCTCTTTACACGCCGGGGAGGCGGGCCATATGCTGAGATAAGTTCCGACTCCGACGAAAGTTTCTGCCGGGCGGTCGAAGATTGCGAGCTGAACAAAGGGATCACAGACAGCCGCCACAAAGTCGTTTTTCACACCCTGCGGCACACTTACTGCTCGTGGCTGGCCATGGCCGGGGTTCCGTTGTTCACAATCGGCGAGCTGGTCGGTCACAACACAACCCAAATGACCAAACGGTATAGCCATCTGTGCCCGGATACCAAACATGACGCCGCATCCAAGATCGGCGAAATCATGCGCGCTGGCACGTCCCAAAAAACCGTTACGGCTGGTCATTAGTTTTCTGCCTCCGCGACTCAAGATATTTTTTTATTGACGCGTGGCTATACACAATGTTTGCCCCGTCCTTAGAATAGGCAGGCCCCTCGCCGTTCATGCGCCGTTTGCGCAGGGTATTTGGGTTGAGCGGATACAGTTTCCCAACCTCCTCGGTGGTGAGGTATTCTTTGCGTTTGAGCACCTCCAGCTCTACGACCGCTGGCGAAAGCTGCGCAGAGGGAAGTTCGCCGAGCAACGACGTTAGCACTGCCTTTAGACTGTCCGGCGTGGTTATGATTTGGATTTGTTCTGCAAGCTGACTCATATTTCCTCCTACCTACACCGCCATAAAAGCCCTTATGAATTCGATCGCCTGTTCGGCATTGATTGCATTGCCATAACCGCGCAGTCGTCCCACGCGGCAGGCAGCCCCATGAGCCAACGGGAATGTGCCGGGTTCAACTGGCCGGAACCGTCCATCCCGGCAGAACAGCCAGTCAGCATCTGCCCATTGGCCGTTAACCGGACCGGGCCTGCAATTGTTGCCAGTTGCGTCAAACTGCTGCCCGTCATGCCCTCGGTCATTGTTCCGCCACGCTCCCCATCCGTTGCACTCGGCGTTGTCCAGCCAGCGAGTTGGCATGCCGTCTGCAGATCCTGTCCGCCCAATCCATGAATCGCCGGCCCTTTCGCATTTTGAAATTTCGGGCTTGGCCAACCCGCTAACCACACAACCCTCCCTAGCAGGGCATTTATTGGCACGTTTCTGCACTCCGCGCCGTCCTTGTGGTCCCGAGTCGTGGGAGTCGGCCAACCAGCCAGATGGCAAACATTTCGCAACGTCCGCATATTCCGTGACGTATTTTTCGCATCCGCTCGCCCCCCCATGAATCCTCGACAGTTACAGTCGGCCACCCAGTAAAGCCGTTGCCGGAGGTGCGGCGAACCGACCCCCGCAGAGCAGGTATCGACCGCCCCGACGGCGTAACCCGCGTTTTCCAGGTCAGTTTGTACAAGGTCGAGCCAAGCGAGGCCAGGTTTGCTTGCAACCTGCTCACCAAAGCAGACTGGAGGGCGGCACTCGCTGATGAGGCGGTAAAATTCAGGCCACAGGTGGCGCTCGTCTTTAAATCCGCGTTGTTTACCGGACGAGCTAAACGGCTGGCAGGGACAACTCCCTGTCCACACAGGGCGGTCGTCTGACCATCCGGCGCGGCGCAGGGCATAGCTCCAGACGCCGATACCTGCGAAAAAATGGCACTGGGTAAACCCGGCAACGTCATTTGGCATAACATCGGCAATGCTCCTCGTATCCACCTCACCCGGCGCGATATGCCTGGCCTTGATGAGTTCCCGCAGCCATGCGGCCGCAAATGGGTTGTTCTCGTTGTAATAGGCGGGCATGCCCTACGCCAAACCCGCCAGCTGGCGGGCGTTGTTGTCTACCAGCACATACTGCAGGCCGTGGCGCTGGGTGATGTGCAGGCCAACGGACAGGGCAACCTCTCCGATTGCCTCGGCGCTGCCACGGTAGCCAAATTTGTTTTCTGCCACGATCGCCAAAAAACGCACCCCATGGAGCTGTTGTTGGGGGTATCTCGGCAGTACATAACCCAAGGCAAGCGGCAACGCCCGCCCTGCAGCAGTCAGCGTCGCGTCGTCAACTACGGTCTCCTGGTGCCTGCGGCTGGCTATGATGATTGTGGCCATCAGTGCCCGGCCATGTTCGCAACGCTGGCAGGTTTCAAGCTCAGAGCGAAGGGTTGTTTGCCAGATTGTGGTGTCGCAATCGTGGGCGCAGATAACAGCGCCAGCGCGCGGGCAAAATTGTTTAGCCATGGCTATTTGCCCTCCTTGCGTGCTGCGGTCAGCGTTGCCAGGCGCTCCATTTTTTCAGCCGTGCGGCGATCAACAGCCGCCGGGCCAAAGACCTTGACCATCTGCCGCCGCATCACGCCCACGTCGGCAAGTTCGTCCACCACCTCCGTAACCGTTGCCCGGCCATCGCGGTATCTGGTCAATGCCGCGATCAACTCGCCGCACTCCTCGATGCATTTGTCAATCTGGTGGTCCGCGCCAAACACCTCCAGCGCGTCAGTGATGATTTTATCCTGTGCGGAGGTCATGACCACGCCCTCCCTTCGACGGCTGCTTGCTTGGCTGTGATAATAACGGCAGGCGCTGCATACTTGGCCTTGATGGCCGACGAAACCCAGTCACTAATGCGCGGGCGCACGCCATACGATGCGCGCAATTTGCGCTCCATCCACACGGCATACTGCTCTGGCGCAAGGCTCATGATATCGCGTATAATGCCGCGCGGTTCCTGCCGCTTGGTGCTGTGGGTTTCAATGGTGGCCACAATGCCGCAGGAAACGGAAAGGGCGCAAAGTCCACCGCTGGCGAACATGCGCACCATTGACCGCATGGCCGTGTTGCAGGGTTTTACGCAGGCGACGTGCGGGGCATGCCCGCACCAGTCGGAGCACTTGCGCGCACCAGCCCAGTCGTCATCGGTAAGGATGCCGCCGATCACGCGCGGCGCAGAGACGGCCAGGGCGTGGATAAAGCGCGATATGCCCGCAAAGCCGTTGAAGCTCTGCTGCGCCAGCAGGGCTTCTTCCAAAACGTTGAAAAAGTCGCCCACAAGGCCGGTGTTTGAGGGCATAGTGGCAAGGGCGCGCAGGCTGGCTTCCGCGCTGGCCAAATGGAGGGGCATTACCCAGCCTTCGCGGCGCTGCCACCAGCCTGCCGCCTCGCGGGTGTAGGATTCGCAGATTTCGCACAGGTTGGCAGAGCGCGGGCCTGTTGCGCCGTGATTGCCGCAATCAAGAGCCAATCCCCGGCAGGGGTATGCCATGGCGTCGTAATCAATTGCTTCCATCGGTGCGCTCCTGTACTTCCTTGGCCATGCTACGCAAATTACGGGTTGCCCTGTATTCGCCCCACACGCCGAAAACGAACATTGCCGCTGTGAAAATGATGGCGAGAATTGTCATGACTGGCGTCCCCTGATCTTGCTGAACATGGTATTCCAAACAGTTACAGCGTCATTTTCATCAGCCCTTTTAGGCCCAGCCATGGCGCAATCCCGGTTGGAGCATTGCACATGCGAGTCAAAAAAATCGCCCGTAAGGTGGGCCGGGGAACCACAAATGCAGCATTTTTTTATGGTCAATTTTAAATCAGGGCCTTGCCCGCTAGTGAATATCAGCGCGCAAACAACAACCACCAGAACAAGAACAAACAAGTAGTTCATGGCTACACCGCTTCACGCTTGGGGTTGCCGCCCAAAATGGAGGGCACAATCTGCTGCAGCATCTGCCGGAACGTGGCGGGAACTCGCGCGCGCTGGCCGTCGATTCGGACAATCCAGCCGAACACACGCTTGCCGGGGGCTGGCTTGACGGGCCGGGAAAGCTCAATTACCTTGCTCATGTGTTTTTCTCCTCATGCACGTGAGGGGTTTTGGCCCTGGGCGGTGGATCGCCCAGGGCCTTTTTTGTTGCCTAGCGGTCGGTTTCCGCGCAGTTTTCAGTAGCAAGGCGCACCATCAGCAGAATGGCTTCAATGGCCTCGCTGGCGCGTTGCTTGATGCGGGGCAGCTCGTTGCGCTGGATCTTGCCGTCTGCGATGTCGTCTGCAGCTTCGGCGGCAAATTCGCCAAAATCGCGCACGGTGATGGAAAGTGTCTGGATGAACCCTGCGGGAAAAACGTCCTGCGGGTTGTGCTTGAGAGGGATAAAAGCGGCATTGAGCGCCCGGCACATGGCCTTGACGGGCAGGTTGCTGCCAGTGGCAAAGCAGATAGGCAAGATCAGATCAGCGGCGAGCTTGTGCCCCGGCTGGCAGCTAAGCTCGCTCATGAGCGTTGCGTAAGACCTGCCAACCAAATCAGCCACGGTTGCCGCATCCAGACTATTCGGGGGTTTTTTAACCACTTCGTGGCAGACGGCGACTATTGAGGGATATTCCGGCATGACAACCTCGCAAAAATCAGTTTTTATTTGCGTAGAGATGGGCGTAAAAAATCATTATATATCTAGAAATAACTATGCTGCAGGCTGTGCCTGCGATGTCTGTTTGGGCTTTGGTCCGGACGGCACGTCTTCTGGACGTGGGAGCAGGTGCGCGGGTACGCCTTCCTTTTTCAGTGCGGCATGCCGCCGCACGGGGATGGTTTCCTTGCACAGGGCGGTGGAAAGCGCAGGTTGTGAAATACCTATGCGTGCCGCAAGCTCCGTTATTGTAACCTCGTTTTCAATGCACCAGATTCTGAATGCTCGCTTCTTGCTTGCAGGCGTTTCTTGCGACTGCGTCACAATTGCGTTATGCACATAATCAGACATTATTTTATGACCTCCTGGAGAAGCACATGAGCGGCAAACCAAAAAACGAGGATGCTCTTACCCAAGAAATTCATCAGCGGACGGCAAGTTTGTATGAGCTTCGGATGCTCCGCCTCGACGAGTACGCGAAGGCAAAAAAGTGGGAAGCTCGCGGAATGGACGTTCTGTATCTTTTGCTCGCGGAAAAATACCACTGGACGCCCGCGCAAGTTCGCTCCCTCGCCGAAGATGAACTCGACTTGTTCATTGATTTTTTAGTTTCCGGCGCAAAGAAATAAGGCGAGCTTCAGCAAGCCAAAGTTTTGAACACTGAAGGGCTTCCCTTGCGGAAATGCCTTTGCGTTTGCACCAACGGACAAAGGCGGCATAGTTTACGCCGTGATTGCTGAATGTTTCTTTCCTGTTCATGACGCGGCCCTCGTCGGTATTGTGTTACGTTCTTGAGATAATGAATTAGAATAAATTTATTCCATTATCAACATAAAAAAATCCAAATGAAACAAGATTTTTCAAAACTATTTGAAATAATAAAAGATAAATTTATCCTTAACCACGGGGGAAAGGATAGTTTACCAGCCCTAGCCGATTTTTTAGGGCATAGCCACAAGGGAAAGGTCACCGCCTGGAGCAAAGGGCAATGGCCCAGCGCACAGGATTGTTGGTTGCTCCACATAAAAATGGGATTGGATATTGAGTGGCTTCTGACGGGCGAAGGGGATATGCTCCGGGCTGGGCTAACCCCGGCGGCGCATGGAGAAGATCAGCGCGTGCGTGAGCTTGAAGAAAGAGTGCGTCTGCTACAAGAGTTACTGGATGCGAAGGACAAAATTATTGCAATGTATGAGGAAAAGGGCGAGGGGCGAAAGAGCGTTGGCATAGATGCCCGCACTGGCCCGCCTGTTGTCCGCTCGTAGGGAGAAAACAGTAGCGGTCAGGCTGGCAATCCTGCAATTCAAAAAGCTAGGAATTTAACATGAAGAACTGTTTTGCATTTGTCCTAATTATTTTTGTTTTTGCTTTGACCGGCTGCAAGCTGGAACACACCTCGCGCGTCAAGCAATCGCAGTTGATGGGCGAAATAAAAACAGTTGACGCCACCATACGGGTGGAAGTTCCTGCATGCACCAACTATCAAGACAAAACCAAGCCCTCAAACGAGTTATTAAAAACAAATGACTTGATTAAAAAACTTTTTGCAGATTCAGAATATGAAGGATGCAAAAACGAGAATATGAACTCCATGGCTACATATATCGCCCCCATGGAAGTTGGGACTCTGCCCCCTGATAGCAAAGAATTTGAGACGAAAGGGGTAAGCCTCCTTCGTAATCAAAGCGGCGTGGTGTTTTTCTGCCTGTCCAAGAAAATTCGCGCGCAGATTGCCGAAGGAAGAAAAAATTCCATGGCGAACAATTTGACGCTGAATGTAAATATTCGCCTTAGCAACGATACAGAAAAAGATTCTAAGGTTTACCCTTATGCGGTGTTTGCTGGCGGGCATGCTTTTGCTGGACTGCCGGAATGGAAGAATAATATAACCGTCAAATCAAAAGATTCAATATTATTGACACTTTCAAATGTTGCATCCGAATTTGCTATTGCTCAAGGCATTGTTCCTGTTTTCAGCGAACCAGTGGAAAATGCTGAAAGTGATAAGAAATAACGTGAGATAGATTTTCAGCGCATACGCCGCCACTTCCACGGCGGCACCGGGTCAGATTCATTCCATAGCCCGCGCGGTGGTAAAGCCGTGCGGGCATCGTTTTGGTGGGTGCGCCACGTGTCGCACACATCGGCCTTGCAGTAGCGGCCATCAACCCACGCAAGCCCGGCTGTAACCAGCGCGTCTTGCAGCACAGTCAATTTATCCAGTAGCACGATGCCCGCCACCTCGCGCCCGTAACTTGGGCGCGAGGTTGCGGGCACGACTTCCACTCGCTGGCCAAGCACAAGGCCTGCGGTCAGCTCGCGGGCATCGTCTCCATATGGTTGCCCCAGCTCCGGGCAATCCACGCCGTAAATCCGCACGCGCACCACCTCGCCGGTATCAGCCCGGCGCACGCGCAAACTGTCGCCATCATGCACGGCAACCACCTGCCCGGACCATGCCCAGCAGGCGCAGGGAAGCAGCAGGGCAAATAGTGCAACAATGCTTGCAAATTTCATAATCACCCCTTTAAAACGTATCGACCTTCAATAACTTGAACGCGCCTAGCGGCAACCAGTTGTTGCACCGTGCGGGGCCGATGGCCGGGAGGTACGTCAAGTTGCAGCAGCAACAGGCGCTCAAAGCGGGAGCGCAGCACCTCGCCTTTACGCTGGGCAAGACACCGCGAATCGTGACGCCATGTGAGGCGGATTGCGCGCTGGCCGTCGGGCAGGGTGTCTGCATGCACATATGCCCCCAGGGCCGTGAGGGCGGCCAGTGGGTCAAACAGCTTGTTCATGGGGTAGCTATAGCCCAAACAGCGTTAGGACAAAATAAAGGCGGGGCCGAAACCCCGCCGTAAATCGCACGTATATAATATAAAATCAGTATATTACATTAACATATTGCATCATCAAAAAAAGCTGCCAGATCCTGCCCCAAATATTTTGTCACGTCCGGGCAGGCGTTGGCGATTGTGGCCACAACTGCGCGGGCCTGATCGCGGTCCAGATAGGAGTTGCACCCGTCAACGCGGATCCAGCGTTTGTTGCGATAGCAGCGGGTCGCCAGTGTTTGCCCGCCAGTGCTGGCAGTCAGCCCACGGCACACTCCGGGCAGGTAGGTGCGTGGGCGCAGCAGGGCGGCAAGTCCGCGGTCATTGACCGCCTGCCCGATGTGGTTGCCGAGGTCCACAAGCATATTCCGCAGGCCCGGCCCCCAAAAGCTGGATTGCGTAAAAAGGCAATCCTCTGCCGTAATCAGAGCGCCCCGGTGCGCCCACGCACCAAACGCGCGCACGTCGAAGGCGCGGCCCCAGTTGTGGATCCAGCACCTGCGCATCGTCACCGCCGTGCCGTCCTGTGCCTCCGGGCAGCGACGGCCAGAACCCATAATAACGCAGTTTTCCAGCTCCCAGTTTGCGTAGCGTACATCGTTGCCGGGATTGTCGCCGTTTCCGGCCAGCATGGCCTTGATGCCGCCCAAAATGACGCAGCCTTGCAGGCGCACCACCGCGCCGCGCACGCCGTCAATAATTTCATCCTGCTGGTCCACCGGGCAGGTGCGGAAATCAAACACGCACTGCTGAATAACCGTAACGCGCCCAGGGCCATATGCCGTTATTGCATCATCACCGGCAGCGAGCGGGGCAGTAAAAACCCGCCCGCTGTATTCCGTTGGCAGGGTTGCTGTGCACATATGATCCCCTACACTGCAAAACTAACGGCTATGGCCTGCACGGCTTCAACACGGGTGGCCGCAGCCACGGCGGAAAGCAGGGCATCGCGGCGGGCCTCGTGGATTGCGCGCAGGTCGGCCCATCCGGTGGGGTCGTCCGTTTTAAAATCTTCAATGGCCAACGCCAGCTCCACCGCGCTGGCGGGATTATTGCGGCTGGGCATTGTCAGGCTTGCCGTCATGGCCGCATCAAACCCTGCGTTGATTGAGGCGCGTTTAGCTGCCTGCGCTTCGGCCAATGGCTGTTGCGGCGCTTTAAGCAGTACACCAGCAGGCAGCGGCCCTGCCGTTTTCATTTCCCGCGCTGCGGCACCGAATGTATCTTCCGGCAACCACCAGGGCGTAGCTTCCTGCGCCAAATCCTCGCCAAATTTTTCGACAGGGCGGGCGCGGTGATCTTCAACCAATACAAAGCCTTTACCATCAACATACTGTGGCCAATTTCGGCCCCACGGCATGGACGGCAAAGGATCATATGAGGCATTGTTGGGCAGCAAGCCATGATCTTCGATCGAACTGACATAAAACCTTGTGGCATCGAATTGATTGGCGATTGCCATTGATTACTCCTTTAAATTTATTGTCGCCTCTCGGCGTGGGAGACGTGCATGGCGATATGTCGCGTCGTTTGCTTGCATCTATCTCTGGCGCGTGGATAACATTGGCATATGGCACAGGCGGCGGCGCGCTCACCGGGGCATGGGTACCTGGCGGTATATCCTCAGAAGCCACGTTGAACCCGAGACAAGTTGTCACGATAAGCGGCATCGATAGCGCTCGCGTTGTCCCCACCGGAGCCGCCAACAAATCCCGTGGTTGGGGAGCGTTAGCATGTTGCTATATGGGGCAGCCTGCATAGCTATGCCGCAGGAGTGCCGAGGTAGCAGCATGCTAGAGCACCCCATGCACGGGGTTTATTTGCTGCGCCTACGGGAACTTTGCGCGACGGGTCTATGCTCAAATCGCCGCCCGGGTATGAGGCTGATCCATCGCGTGGGAACGGTCGCGAGGCTCGGATATTGCTCATATACAGCACGCCTGTTGCCGTGACGATGTCTGTAGACGCGTATATACGGTCTGACAACGCGAGAGAGCTTGCAAAATTGCGGATCATATCAATATGCACACCTCCCACGCCGAGAGAGTCGAATCCAGCCGCTTCGGCGTACATGCCGCGCAGGTCGGGCATGCGCAACGTACCGGCTGTCAGATCCTGCACATAAAATGGTGCGCCGCCGATACCGCCCCAGCCAACGGTTGTTCCATCTGCGAGCGTTGCCCACGTCGCTGTGGTCATGGCCTGCCACTGCGCCTCGGTTTTACAGAGCAGTTGCCCGTCAGTTGTTTGCAGGTATGCCCATATTTGTGGGTACTGCGTGGCCGCGTTGGTAATCAAACCACCCTGCGCAGGCTGCATGCCGCTTTTTAGCGTGGGGTGCCGGAAATAGTAAAATTCACCGACCTCATATTTTGAGGTGGCAACGACAGAAAGTTTCCCAGCTGCGTCAATTTTGAGAGTCACGCCATCAGGGCGGCTGATGCCGTTGACCGTTGTTGTGGCAATACCGGGCAGCTGGTTTTTTGCCAGCTGCTCAATGGCCTTCTTGAGCTGGGTAAGGTCCTCGTTTTCAGGCACAAGCCCGGCGGCAAGAATTGCAGCTACAATTTCACGCTGCGGAAACTCCACAGCTTCCGCAGGCACCGCGCTGCCCTTGACCTTGGTTACAGCATTGCCCGTTACATAGGAGGCATTGGGATCAGAATTTCCCGCCGGTGCGTTATATTTCATGTCACTCCTCTCGGTATTCAAAGGTTAGAGCGGTGTGGGCCAGACGATCGCGGCGCATGAGGCATTCCAAGCTGGTGGCTTCGCTCCAGTCGGTCAGCAGTTCCGGGCAAAGAGATTCGCCGCAGCGGAACGCCAGCAGGCGATCACCGTGTACAATCACATTCCACCAGTAGCGCACATTAGGATCAGCCAGATAGCCAAATTCCTTGTGCTGCTGGGCCTCTGCCTCGGTAAGATTTGACGGGTCACTGCACTCATGGATGCCGCAGATAAATGGCCAATGCTCCTCAATTGTCACATCATAGCCGAGGCTTTCGGCAACCTCATACCAGTAGGCCAAATCCTGCCGCCCGGTGTCGCGCAGTTTTGCCAACACGGTGCTGCGCCGCTCTTGCAGCGTTGTGCCAGCTGGCAGGCAGGCGTCTGGCAGGCCCAACACGCGCTCCCAGTCCTCAAGGCCATTTATGGCCGTGAGCGGGTTGACCTCATCCAGCAGGGTGCTGGCCGTGGCATCAATGCGGGCCAGCTCGTCGGCACTGGCCTGCAGCAGCAGACCAAGACGCGAGCCGGGTTCGCGCGACCACGCCACGCCCTGCGGCAGCAGCGCCACAAGGGCATCTAAATAATCGTCAGACGTATGTATTTTCAGGGCGCTCATGCGGCACCACCTGCAGGATACGACGTCACTGTGCCGTCACTGGCCACAAATTCGACGGCCTGCAGCATGGGCAGCACACCGGCATCGGCCACAATGTCCACCGTGGGCGATATGAGGGTGTGGTCCAGCTCGCTGGCCGTCAGGCTGACCGCCTCACGAATGTGTGAGAGGTACAGCGTTGCACTGGGTTCCGCTTCTCGCGCCCATAAGTCGGCGAGCTCCTTTACAACTGCGGCGCGCATGGTCGCTGTATCTGGCGTGATCTTGAGGCGCACGGTGTTTTCCAGCGGCGTGGGGGCAAACACGTCCACGCCTTCCATAGCTGCCGGGCGCACCGTCTCCACATACGCGGCAACGCGGTCGACCATGGTTTGCGTGGGTATGGGGCCGGTTGTGGCGTTGTCGGTCACAAAACAGAGGCCCACGGTGCCGGGGCCCATCATGAGCGGGTAACACCATGCGCGGGTTACGCCGCTAATGCTTTTGGCCCACGCGATATAGTCTGCAGCGCTGCCGCCGCGCGGGGGAGTGCGCAGCCGAACCAAAACGCGGGCGCGCAGGCTGTCGTCCGTCTCCACGTCCGCGCCGCCAGAAAGGCCGGCGGCGTTGCTGTCTGCATTGACCGTGCATGTGGACAAAACACCAGAAACCGGCGCAACCAGCGACAATTCCGTGCCAGCAACGCAATTGCCCGCAGCGCCAGCAGTCACGGCAGTGATAGCAGCCACCGCCTGCCCGCTGGCAATCGTGGCGTCTGCATCAAGGCTGTACTGCTGCTGGGTTGCGTTGTTTATGAGCAGCGTTCCGGCGGTAACTATGGCCCCGTTGTTGCCCGTCAAAACGACAGAGCCCACGGCGCTGGATGCGTCCAGCCGGGTAATGTTCCACACGGCGGCCCAGCGCTCCATAAATTCGGCCTCGGCAGTGTCGACAAACACCTGCGGAAACAACCACGCAAAAAATCCGTACATGCCATGGCATGCCCCCGCCCAAACTTTGGCCAGCACGGCCAAAACGGATCGGGTCAAAATGGTGCCGCCGTCGAGCAGACGCGCCGAAATATCGCCATTTACACGGCTCACAAGCGTTTTTATGGTCGGGCGTTCCCAGCTCATCAATGCCCCCTAGGCTGCCGTGCCCAGACTCACGGTAGTGGGCCGGGCGGTTGTGTAATCGTACTCAAAAACCCAAACGCTATCGGCAGTATCCTGCCCGGCCTGCGCCACAGAAACCGATATGCCGATATGCCGGGTTTCAACCCGCACGGCGGCGGCAGAGACGGAAACCACATAGCCCAGGGCCTTTAGCCAGGCCAACGACTCCTCGGCATATTGCTGCGCCCGTACAATCACGGCTGGCAGGTCCTTTTCACGCCACAGCAGCCACAGGCGGGATCCAATCGGGCCGCTGGTGTCGCCATCCTCGCGGATTGCATCGCCCCACCAGCCGCGCCGGTCTTTTTCCGCCTCGGTCTGGCCTGCTGCTTCATCTGGCAGGGTGTCGTCGGCATTGGCGCGGGCATCCGTAAACAGGCTGACAACGACCGCAGTGAACAAACCCTGGTCGCCCTGTAGGTCAAAACCTTCGACACTGGACCCGGAGAGCACCAGATCAAAAAGCGCCGTGGAGTTGTTAAACGTGAGTTGCAGATCCTGCAGCATCATGCGCCCCCTACAGGTATGCCGGTGGTACTACTGCCGGGTTGTACGCCGGTGTGGGTGTGACCCATCTGGCTGACGCCGCCCGCAACCTGATCGCCGGTAGAGGAAATTTTGCCGGTCTGTGTGGTATCGCCTTCAATGGCCATGTTGGCCTTGATGGCAGCCGCACAACCGCCGTCACCGCCGAGGCCATACGAGGGCGTGTTGTAATTCACGCCTTCGGAAGCGTTTACCGTGTATGCCTTGGTTTCAAAGGTGACGCTTTCTTCGGCCTTGACCACATACTTTTTGGTCGTTAACTCCATTGTGTTCTGGCGCTTGAGCACGATGGAATCGCCTTCATCTGTGTAGAGGGCAACTTCGCCATTTTTCAGCCCTTTGAGCCGATAGCGTCGGTCGTCGACCGACAGAATGATACCGTGCTCGCGCCCACCGCCCACAAAAGCCACGAAACACTCCGCGCCGCCGTGCGGAACACTTGTAAAGCCGTACTGCTGCGGGCGCTCCACGTTGTCGACTGTTTCGCCGTCCAGAAGCTGGATTTGCTGACCCTGCATCTTGAGACCGTCCGAAACCAGATTGACGACGCCACGGGCAAACATACCGCGCAAACGGTTTGACAGGCGCTCAAACATGGCCGCGAGCTGGGAAATTTCGCTCACTTTTTGACCCCCTTGTTGGCCTTGGTGGCGTCGCTGGCGAGCCGCGTCTGAATGTCCATTTCCTGCTCAACCTTCAAATTGCCCTTGCCGCCGGTGCCCTTGCCGTCTTTCAGCTTTTTTGGCTCCGGTTTGAATGCGGCGGGGTCCCGCAGCTCCAGCTCGGTAATGCTACCGCTCTGGATGCTGCGCTTGAATACAATTTTGCTAATCAGCAGGCGCTGTTGCAGGCGCAGATAGGGAATATCGACCTCGGTCATAGAGTTTATTTCCCACAGCGGGCCTTGCTGCTCGGCACCCACGCCGAGCTGACGAAACCCCTGTACAACCACGCGCGCGGTTACAGATCGACCGGCGCGCACGGTTTTTTCCCATGCTGCACGCTGGCGCGCGGTGCCAGAGTCTGCGCTGTTTTCGGCCTTTATGAGCATGGGCCGGTAACGGGTGACGGCCTCATCCTTTATCGACGATGTAACTGCGCAGGCCGCCAACCCGAACTCGTGGTCATTGCCCGGTTTTTGGGCCTGCACAATATAGACAGAGTGGCGCTTGCTTATGTCGCATTCTAGGCTGGCTTCTTTGACATTCACACTCTGTTTAAATTTGCCCTGGCTGGTACGGCTGCCGATTTTAAGGATCACTATGCCGCCCTTGCCATCGGGGCAGGCGAAACATTCGCGCTGGTTAAGGGCGCGTTCCAGCGCGTCAAATGCCTTTTCCGCAGGCTCGAGCTTGAACGTGGGCAGGGCAGCGCCCACGTCACCCTCGGCGCGCACAGGCACACCAAAAGGGGCCGCCAAAATTTGCGCCAGCGCCGCACAGGTGAGGCCAGACCACTGGCCGGGCTTGTGCACGGCAGAGCAGTCGACCAGATCCGCGCTGGCATCACGTCCGGTCACGGTTATGACGTGCCCGGCGTGGGAAAACGCCGAGGAAACCTTGTCGATATAGCCCTTGATGACCTGATCTCCGCCGATCAGCACCTCGCAGCTCTGGCCAGCGGCGATAGGCAGGCTCTGCATGCCGCTCTGACTGTCGCCCCAGCGCTCGACCAGCCCCAGCGAAAAGCTGCCTGCCACGGCATCCACGGCGCGGGTTATCTCTACCGTCTGCCAAAACGTCCAGTCTACGCCGTCAATGCGCAGGGTAATGGGGTCAATGGGTAATTTTTCAGCCACGGAGCACCTCCAGCGTGCCGCGCGGCACAAACAGCGGGTGCACAATGCCATTGCGGTCGACCATGTCCGCCTCATTGGCCACGCTGCCGCCGTAGCGCCACGACAGGGCGAGCCAGGGCAGGGTGCGTGCCGTGGAAACCTCGACAACCTCAGGCGCGGCCTGCGCTGAGCTGGCCACTGCGGACAGGGCCTGCACGCGCATATCTGTGACCGAGGCCGCGTAATTGTCTGCATCTGCGGCCAGCTCAGCACCATTTGACGTTGAGAGATCCATTTCGTAACTGGCGTCCAGCGCGGCATCCACGGCGTCGGTCAGGCCGTGGCGCAGGTCCGTTGCCGCAGACTGGCTTACGGGCACCGCATCTGCCATGGCCGTGCCCGCCTCAACCGCTGCCAGCCGAGTGACGAGCGTATTGACGGCTACGGCGTTGCTCATGAGGAGCTGGCGCGACTGCCCGGCGTTGGGGGGATCGGCCACGTCGACATCACGCTGCGCAACATCGCACCATTTTGAGGCTATATCGGCGCTGTCTGCGCCTGAGAGCGGCATGGACTGCATGGCCGACCAAATGGCGAGGCCCATGGAGGCCAACGCGCCAAACTGGTACCCGGTGGCAGCGCCTAACAGCGAGGTAACAGCCGACATATTGCCGCGCATGACCTGCTGCACAACCGACAGAGAGTCGGTCACCAGGGCAAAACTCTGCGTGACGACCCACGCAGATTGCCCGGCTATGGTAAATGCCCTGTCAAATGAGGAGCAGGCCTGCGAACCGGCGGCGCTGCCAAACAGTTTTGCGCTGCGGCTGCTGTTGACTGTGCCGGTGGGGTTGCTGGGCGCGTCAGACCGTACAAACGACAGCGTAAACACGGCCATGCCGCCATCCTGCGCAGTTTCGCGCAGTTTGTACGGTCCGCCCTGAGCCACCTGCAGCTCGCCCAGCCATGGATGCACCAGCGTGCCCACGCCGGGCTTTTCAAGCGCGGCCTTGAGCTTGTCGCGCTTGTCCATGTAGTCAGCGCCGAGCACAAACGCCTGCAGCGTAAATTTTGCAGTGGCCAGCCCCATATCCTCAACATAGGGCAAATCACGCTGCGGAAATTCGTGGGTGACTGTGCGGCGTCCACCCTCGCCCTCGGCATCGGTCACGCCAAATTCAACCCCGCGAAAGCTGGCTTTGCGCAACTTGGCGCGCCAGCCCGTAGTGTTGCCAGCAATGGCAGTGCTGCTAACGGCCATCATAATCCAGACCCCGCCATCTGTTGACCAGTGAGGGATACATTGCTGGAGCTTCCCCCGCTCATGGCGGCGTCTAATGGGGTGCCATCCTTACTACTTACCCTTATATCAATAGTTTGGCGCTCCACGTGCTCGGTTCTGGATTGCTGAATGCTGGCAGTTGTAGGGCCAAGGTTCACCGGGGCTGCAGAAGGGGCAGCTCCCAAGGGGGCCGCTCCGCCCACTCCATCCAAACCAAAGAAGCCGCGCACAGAATCGCTTAGCGTACCCAGCCAGCCCGTCAGCTGCCCCCATTTTTCCTGCATGCCCTGCCAGATGCTGTCGATCCACTGCAGGCCGATAGATTTTAGATCAAACCCGGTCAGATACTGCACAAGGCCGTTCATGGCGTTGCCAAGCATCACCACCGGGTTAAATTTATTCAGGGCTGTGAGAATCCCCAGCGTCCAGCTTTTGTCGAATGCCGCTTGAACCTCGGCCCACTGGGCAGAAAACCAATCTTTGATCGCGCCCCAGTTTTCATAAATGAGGTATGCGCCGCCAGCGATGGCAGCGACGGCAGCGGCAAACCAGCCGACGGGCGTGGTCATGATGGCCGCGCCGAGGCTTAAAAATGACATGGTCAACCCGCCCAGGGCGATCATAAATTTGCCCGCGATCAGCAGGCCGAGCCCCTTCATGACGTTGCCCCAGCCGCCGAGCCAGCCGACTACCGTTTGCACTCCCTGACCGAAACTCATGATACTTGAAAGCGTTCCTTCGATACTTTTCCAAACACCATCAATGTCATCATTCAGACTTTTTGCCCACGATTCAAAACCGCTACCTACAGTTTCCCTCGTGACCATGGCCCATTCGCCAAATTTTTCAACGAGCTTGGTGATTGGTGGCAACAATAGCTTACCAATACTATAGCTCCACCCCTTGAAAATCACTCCAATATCTGAAAATGCCTTGCCGAATGCTTTTGAAGCATTCACATCCTCTCCGCTGAAAACCAGGCCCATTTCATGTGCCTGCATGCGCATGTTCTTTAGGGCTTCCGAACCTCTGGAAAGCATGGGCACAAAGGCGGCACCGCGCTCGCCCACCAGCGAGGTTACAAGGTCAGTGGCCTTGCCGGTCTGCCCGGCGTCCACAAGCTTTTTGACCTTGTCGGACAGCTCAAGCATGAGGTTTTCGGCGCTCTTTACTTCACCCTTTGCGGTTTTGGGGTTGATACCAGCCATTTGCAGCAGCTTGGCTTTTTCTTTGCTGCCGCCGACGGCATCGAGGGCAGCGCCCTGCAGATGCCGCAGGCCGCGCTCCAGCGCCTCCGTTTCCATGCCGGAGCGCTGGGCGGCGTAGGCGTATTCCTGCCATACGGTCAGGCCCACACCGGCGCGCTGGGCGGCCTTTGCCGCCTCACTGCCCGCGCTGGCAGTGGCCTTTGCCAGAGCCAATGCGCCGCCGCTGGCACCGGCAAAGGCCACGCCGATTTTGCCCACCATGGCGGACATTTGCCCGATAGCCCCGCGACCCTCGGCAATGACGTTCTGCAGCCCGTTTTTCACGCCGCCAAACCCTGTAGACAGTTTGTCCAGGCCGGTTTGCACGTGCAGGTTTTTCAAACCGGCCTGCAGCCCCTCGACGCTCCTGGTCAGGCCAGAAAAACCGCTCTGCAGCCGCGAAAACAGCCCACCGGTCTGGTCAGAACCGCCAAAAATGAGGTCAAAACGCGATGTTTTTCCACCACTGTCAGCCATGGGTCACTCCGTTTTCAGGGCTTTTGCAACTTCTCTTGTGCGAGCAGACCAAAATTGCAGGTCGGCAGCAGTCAATTTCAAGACGCTTTCTGGCGGCCAATGATAATTATAGGCCAACAGACCAATGGCTTTCCGCCAGTCTACTGGCCATCTTCTAAAAAACTGCCCATCACCACATTTACCTGACCCAGATCAGGGAGTTTAAGCTGGTTGACGACCGACAAGGGGAGGTTTGAAATGCGCGACAACACTCGCAGGGTGTCGCCGATGAGCATTTTCCCCTCTGCCGTTTCTGCCAAATCACCGGCCACAGGCTCACGGGTGATTTTGATCTCGGCTATCTGCTCATCACCGTGCATCAGCGGTTTTTTCAGCTTGATAATGATCGGAAATTCCATGCGGCACCTTCCTATTTTTGCTCAACAGCCTGTTTGCGCGATTCAAAGCGCACTTCGATTTCGCCTTCTTCGCATTCGACCTTGCCCTCGCCCGCAAACCATGCGTTTGACAGCACGATAACTTTGCCATTGGCCAGCTCCAGGGTGACGGTGACATTGTCGGCACCCTGAAACGTGGCCAGATCCAGATCAGCAGAGTCAGTGATCGCCCCTTCCACATGGGCAACCTGCGGCGTGGATTTGTAGCCGTGGACGCCATCGGCACCCACGATTGCCTCGCGCTTGTCCAGCCCCAAATTGTAGGAGAATTTGCCCTTGGCGTCGTACTGCGTGCCGTCAACCTTGAAATAGATGCGCCCGGCTCGCCGGTTGTTGGTTCCGTTGGCCATAATGCCCTCCGTATATATCACCCCCGGCCCCGCGCGAGGCCGGGGGGTTGCACAGTTAGACGATGTGGCGGATCAGGGTGCCCGCGATTTCAAACTGGTTGACCAGATCCGGCTCAAACATCCAGTCAAGGCGGTTCTGGTTTTTGTCGTTGCGGGCGCACAAAATGGAGCGTTTGAACGCGTCCAGACCCTCAACCAGCCCCATGGGTACCCATACATCGGCGCAACGGGCGATGGCCTCGCTTTTGCCCAGGCTGGGGGTCATGATGGGCTGTGTGGAGTCAAAACGGGCGGCGTCAGCATCCCCGGCCAGTTTGTGGCGCGGATATTTGAGCTTGAGGTAGTTGTTCCAGTCATGCCGCAGATAGGAGAGCGTCAGCGGGCTGTTGAGGCTCAAAAAGGCGGTGTCGTCGGCACCGGCGGCGTTGAGTCGGTAGGTGGTAATGAGTTTTTGAAAACACACTTCACCGCTGGCATTTACAAAACGGGTGCTCAAGCCCTCAAAAAGCCCCTGATTTTTGTCCGGGTAATTGGGCCAGCGGTCAGTTTTGGCCGGGGCCAGCACGCCGGGGATCGTCAGAGTATTGAAACCGCGCGCGGGGTCGTTGTTGCCGTAGTAGGCGACAATGCCCACGCACGCCGCGCAGTCTTCCCATGGGTTGGTTGGGGATCCCTCGCTGGGGATAATGGTCAGGTGTTTGTCATTACGGGCAGCAGCAAACGTGGTGCACGTCCCAAACGTGCCGCGTTTGACCATCAGCGCCTGACCATCAATCTGGTGCATGGGTCCCCAGCGGTCGTCCAGCTCACTTTTGAGCGCGGCCAGCGTAACAATATCGGTCATGCCGATGCCGATGACGTGGTACTGCTCATCCTGCATGGCGGCGATGATTGGCGCAGGATCCGGGTTGCCGGTTCCGCCGGTCATAGCCGTAAATGTGGCCGTGATGCCGCCGGGCATGGTTTCGTCGGCGTAATTGAGGCGCAGGTCGACGTCGTTGCCGCACTCGCCTTTGTGCCTGGCGGTCAGGGTGATTTGTCCGCCGCTGAACGTGGCCGAAACCGGCAGCGTTTTGTCGCTGTTAATGGCCGTGGTCAGACTGTCGGCAACCTGAGCAGCAGTAGCGCCCGAGGGGGCAGAGGCCCGCACGCGCGTGCCGCCAATATACAGGCAGAGCGGCGCTGCGCTGGTGACGGTGCCGTTAAGCGTAAGCGCACCCGTTGCCGCCGTGCCCTCGGCAGCGTCCGCAACGCCAATGCACAGCATTTTTGTAATGGTATTCGCCTTGAGATAGGCCGCGCACATGCTGGCCAGCATACTGCCCTGACCAAACAGGTTGGCAGCCTCGCCCGCACTCATTGGCCGTTGAATGGTCAGCGGGGCCGCGCTGCCTTTAAATTCTCCGCTGGTGAACATCTGGCCGATGAGCAGCACCGTGTAGGGCATGAGCGAGGCGTCGTCGGCCAGCACCATGGGGTCAAATTCCGCGTAGGCAAACGGAATGCGGATGGCGTCGGAAAGTGTGGGGAATGCAATACCCATTTTACGCCTCCGTGCCCGCCGGAGCGGTGGGCGTGGTGAATGTGGATTCGACAACGTCACCATCTTTGAGGCGACGCAGCCAGAAAGGCGTGCGCGGCACGATCTGGCCGGTCTCGGGCAGATAGTTTCCGGTTTCAGGGTCGCGGATTTTCAGACCGTCCGCAGGCCGCACAAACATGGTTGTGGGATAAGGCATACTTACTCCGTTGCTGCGGGCGGAAACTCCACCCGGCTTTGCATTTCAATGTTGCCGTCTGCGGTCGCTACATCCCAGCCAGAGCAGCCCAGCAGAAAATCGTCCATTTCAGCCGTAAAAACCGGGGCCTGATACTCAATATCAAACGTCAGCGTCGAAACGCCGATTTGCCGCTCGCCGTCGACAGCAATACCCGTTTCCGTACCGGTCAGTTTTATGGCCAGCAGTGCGGCGTCTACCGGGCTGCGCCCCTGCCCGTCGCGTTCGACGGCCTTGCCCAGCCTGGACTCGACGATAGCGGTCATTGCAGCGCCCAGAGCATCAATGCTCATAGCCCGTTCTATCAGCAGCGCCAGCGCGTCGAGTAGATCGTCCAGTTGTTCCGTTGCCTGGGTCAGCACCTCAACGGCCATGGTTAATTTGCGTTCCTCAGGATCCGGGTTTTTGTCAGTGGTGACGTTTTCCTCGTGCAGGGTATAGACGCCGGTTGCGGGTAACTCCTCCGCCCACCACTGTTCAACACGGTTGGGGAAAATGCGGTCTCTCATGCTCGCGGCTATGCCAGCATCGGCCAGAAAAACGGCCACCATGCCCTGGCGAATCAGGGCGCGCATGTGCAGGGGCAGGGAGCTAGGCATGGTCGACCACCTCTGCGGCCTCAAGCAGCTTGCAGGCAAGCAGGCCCTGGCCGTCGTCTTTGGAATCCTGCGGACGCCAGCGCTTGTTGCGCACGATCAGCACGTCGCGCCGCGACAGTTGCCGCCCGATTGCCGTGGTGACGGCCACCAGCGGAATGTGCAGCATGGGCACAACGCTGATAACCGGGGCCATAACGCCCTCTGGTTTGCTGTCTATGCCCGCTCCGCCATAAAAACCGCGCAGGGTGACTGCCGCGCTGGCATCGCCGCCGGGCTGCAGCACCACATCCTCTGCGCCGCCCAGGGAATCGGCCAGAATGGTGGCGGTATCGGCCTCAAGAGCGTCTAAAAAATCGTTAGCCATGGGTTAGCCCTTCCCAAATTTGTTTACGCCGCGCATGGCCTGCTCGACTTCGTGGGGCAGGCGCTTTTCAAACCACGCCTGCGCCTCATCGCGGAGGCCCTCGGCCACACCGGGGCCAGTGAAAAAACTCATAAAACTGGGACCAAACAGCACGATGGGCGTTTTGCTGCCATCGGTGCGGGCCATAATCTGGCCCTTGGCTATCCAGACCGCCGCGCGGCCTTTGCTGGTGGCGGCAATCTGCCGTTTGCCGCCGGGCTGGATGCGCGCCGCCCGGCTTGACTTGAGTACCTTGACCGAAACATACGTTTTACCGGCCTTGGCCCCGAAATATGCCAGCGGCAGGCTTTTTCGAGACGACCAGCTCAACCCGCCTTTTGGGTTTTTTCCGCTGGTGGCCTTGATAATTTTTAGCGCAGCGTCGAGATCCGCTTTTTTCACGTTGTACGTCTGGCGGATGCGCGCGCTTATTTCGGTGCGCATGTGGGCCATGGTACGATTTATGGTCCGGCTGACGGCCAAACGCATGCGGCTGGATCCGTCGCGCAGCTGGGCAACCTCGTCCGTCAAATATTTTCGGGCGGCGTCGGCGTTGATGTGAAATTCAAAGTCAGGCACGGCCTTGCCCTATGCGGCCACGCGGATTTTGCCGAACAACCAGCCCATGGCGATAAAAATCACCACCATGATGCAACGGGCTGTGAGTTCCACAGGCCAATAACTGGCAGCCCAGCCCACGTAGACCCAAAAACCGCCGACAATAGCCGGTACAACCACGACCGCAACCACCAGACAAATGGCAAATTTCAGCAACATCATGGCAACACCCTGCTTTTTAGCTTTGTTTCGACGATGGACAGGCGCTCGCCGTGTTCCAAAACCGTGCCCTCGACTTCATCAATACGGTTATGCGCACGGCGAACAGACTCTTTTGACCCGTATTTTGAGGCGAGTTCTTCAATTGCAGCGGTCAGCGCCCGGTTGGCCTCGGCAATCTGTTCATGGCTGCGCTGGTGCGTTTTGAACCACGTGCGGAATGACCACCAAATGAAGCCCAATGCGCCGGTCTGTATGAGCGTTGGAAGATTTTCTGCGGTAATCATCTGCACGGTTGCCTCTCCTTTTGCTGGCCTATTTTCCCGTAACCAAATCAAGCAACTGGCCCATAATCAGACCAAACAGCGAGCTAACACCCTCCAGCATGATGCCCACGACGCTCACGAGGTGGTCGGGCGTCCACTGGCCGCGCTGGATATACGTCACGTATCCCCATACGGTGAGCGCCAGCAGGGCCGACACGATGGGCAGCACCACAAATTTGATCCAGCTGCGGATGCATGGCGGTGTTGCTGACCACCACGTGCGGATCCTGCCCTTTTTTTTTGCTGACACTGCGACCATTTACTTCTCCGATGCCGTGGCCCGTTTTCGCCAAGCGCGCAGGGCCTCTAGCTTTCCGTTGCACTCTGTAAACGATTTTTCGTATGCAACAAGCCCGCGTGTTGCGGCCTTGGCGTAGACCTTAATGTCTGACGTTTGCATCAGTTCCGGCGGCATGATCGGCTGCTGGCAGGGCTGCAGCAGGTTTTCCGGCGGGGTCAGCACAACCGTTTGCACAACCCTCTCCGCGCAGCCCATGCTGAAGGCCATGCACAAGATCAGGACCGTCAAGATCAGTCGAAATGCCGTCGAGGATTGAGTTTTTTTCCTGAGCATCTTTGTCTGCCTTCCTTTCTGCAGTGTCGTTGGCAAGCTGGGCGGCGTTGTCCGCGTCGCGCACGTTCGACAGCGATTTAATGTCGGCCTGCTGCCTGTCCTCAATTTTGCCCTCACTGTGCAGGGCAATTCCCAGCGCAATGCAGCACACAATTGCCACCACGGCGATGCCGCCAGCTATCAAAAGAGCCTTGGCTGACAGATTCATTTGCGCGCCTCCGCAAGCCCTTGCAGACACATTTCAGATTCCTGATTGCGCCGCACCTCAAGGCCCGGCAGGGGTTCGCCCTTGGCCGTTTTGTAAATCTCGGACATGCGCGTACAGGCCGCTGCCCATTCGCCAGCGTTGGCATACTTGGCAATGCTGCTGTGACAAAATGCGGTAGGGCCGATGTTGTAGGCCATGTCCAAAAAGGCGACGATGATTTTAGGATTCTGGTGCGCCAGATCCGGCACGCAGCGCATTACTGGCTCGGATGTTTCGATAAAATGGTCGTTGAGGCTCTTGGCGCACTCCTCGGCACTGTACTTTGCGCCGGGCGTGACGTGGGTTGTGTCACCATAACATTTTGTCCAGATGCCGACGGGGTCGCGATACGCTTCCGGCACGTACCCCTCGTACTGTTCAACGGTGTTGATTCCCTGCTGGGCGGTTTCCTGTGCAGTGTCGGAGCTGACGCCGTAACCGATCAGCATGGCGATCAGGGCCAGACTGGCGGCCACTCCGGGGGATTTTTTGTAGGGAATACTGGGCATCTTTGCTCCTCATGTGGGGCGGGGTGCGGAAAGGGGCACACCCCGCCCCGTCCGGCGGGTATGGAGGCGGAAGACTATGCGCCGGCCTTTACGGCGGCGACCGGCGCGCCAAAATTGATATTGACCTCTACAATGGCGTCGGCCTGGGCTGCAGACTCCCAGGCAATACCGGCGTAGATGGGGCCAGCCGTGGCCGTGGCCGTATGCGTTGTAACGCCGTCAGCTACGGTTTCGTTAAGGTACACGCGCGTGCCCTGGGCGATGGCCTCGGCGGCCTTGGGCAGCTCAAACACGCCGTGGGCTTCGCAAGCGCCAGCTACACCGGCGGGAATGTCGGTGCTGGCAATGGCGACCATGCCGGGAAACACCACGATATCGCCGCCGAGCACATCGGCGGAGGGCGTATAGTCGATGCAGCGCCCTTCACGAACAAAGTTTTGCATTGTATTTCTCCACGTTGTTTGTGGTATTAGGCCGTGGCCTTGGCGACAGTGACCCAGCGCATGGCTTTGGCTCCAATATCCATGCGGACTTTGGATTCAAAACCATCCGTGTTGAAATTGTTGTTGGTTTCAATGTAGGGGGACTTTTCGCCACCCAAGAAAAATACGGTGACGGTTCCGCGTGCGGCAGCCAAAACCCAAGAATTGGGCGCGAGGTCGTCGAATCGGCGGTCATAGACGCGCTTGAAATAGTTGCCGCCGTAGGGGTTGGCCACCAGCGGCTGAGCCTGCGTGCCGACGACAGGAATGCCCTGAAGCTGGGTGGTGAAAAACTGCTCGCTTGCCACCTCCAGATTGACGCCGGTGAGGAAAAATTTTGGCTTGATGGTGATCGACTTTTTGAATCGGTCCTTCTGGGACTTCATGGCCGTGACAACCGGGCCGAGCTTATCTACCGTGGGAATGCCGCCCTTGCCCGCAAACAGGTTGTTGTGCTGGGCGTGGAAAAGCGAAAGATTGTCGCCCATTTTCACACTGCCCAGCAGGGCGTTATAGGCAACATCGCCGCAAAGTCTGGCGCAGGCCACGCCGTACATTCGCGGGGTTTCCGTAAGCGCACCCAGGTCGTCATTGACGATCGCCTGACGGCTGATATTGAGTTTGCTACCGAATGTTTCAACCTTATAGGTTTCGGCAATTTCAGCGAGCCGACCTTCGCGGTATTCGCCGTTTTCGGGGATCTTTTTCATTTCCACGTCGCCTTCAAAACCCACGGCCTTGCTTTCCTTGAAGTCGACGGCCTCGCCGACGGCGCACCAGTCCTGCCACGTCTCCTCCGCTGTTTCGTAGCCATCCATGAGCGTGCGGCGGCTGGTTTCAATCAGCAAAATGGGCATGTCGGTGGTGGTGAGAGCACGGCCAACAATGGTGCGAATATCGCCATGCAGGCTGCCGCCGGACCGCAACACCATTTCACGGCACATTTCGCGCAGGCTATAGCAGCGCAACTCGTCAGCGCCGGGGGCGGGTTTTTCGAGAGCGATACCGGCCCGCATGAGCATGGCGTCCTGAATGGCAGCGCGGACTTTCTGCTGTTCGGTGAGGCCCGTAGAGGCGTGGAAACCGGGGCCGCTGCCCCTGCGCTGCTGCAGCATGTCGTACACCTGTGCCTTTGCCGAGGTGAGAGTGGCCCCGGATTCAATGAGGTTTTTTTCCTGCTCGGCATCCAGCCCGTGGGCCGTGCACATTTCGCGGATACCGGTAATGCGGGCGCGCTCTGCCATCTGCACCAGGGGGTCGCGCGTGGCAGAGTTCGCCAGGGCGCGCATAACGTCCGCGCGGGTCATGGAGCGCTTGCCCTTGGCACCTGCGGCTGGTTCTTCGCCGTCGGGTTCGCCTTCGCCGGATCCAACGCCGTCAATGTTGACGCCATTTTCCGCGAGAACTTCCAGAATCTGGTCGACGATGCCTTCACCGTCTACGGGGTCGCCAGCGGGGGTCTTTTCTTTTTTCTGTTCGGGATCTTCCGCCGGATCCTGCGCGGGATCCTGTGCCGGTTCTTCATCTGTAATGCCGAGGGCGCGAAACAGTTCACGCAGCTTCGCTCGCAGACGTTCGTTCATTGTACGCTCCTTGCCCGCTTGCTGGGCCGTTGCTGATTTGTTAGGGGCCATTTCGGCCCGAATTTTTGCATTGTCGTCCGCGCCAATGGGACAAAGTGACAATTCAAATATTTTCCACTGGGTGGACACACGCAGCGGGCCTTCAAACAGACGGCCTTCAATTTCTGCGGATTGCCCTTCCTTGATCTCCATGTAGGCAATGACATCGTAGCCGATGGAAACATCTGTGACGTGGCCTTCGAGCACCTTCTGGAACGGCTTTTCTCCGTCTTCTGTGGCGCTGAAAACGTTTTTGCCAGCGAGCTGAGGTCCTTTCGGACCCTGTTCCACATGGATATTCCGGAATGAGCCGAGCACATCAGCTACGCGGCAACGACTATGCGTGTCCAAAAGCGGAACCTGCCCGATGTCCGGAACCTGACACCCACTCATGAGCAGCACTTCGCGCACTGGGCGGTATGTTTCCCAGTCAAAAACGACTACCGGATCCTCGGTGCTGGCCACAACCTCAACGGATCTTTCGGCCTCGTTGAGCGTGGCCGGGCGTCCAGTTGCTGCGTCCATGCGCAGCGACAAAACACGGCTGGCGCGGATATATTTAGCCATATGTGGGGTCCTCCTTGTCGGGATCGCCGAGCTGTTCGACAACGCCCAATTTAGCCGGGTTGTTGGCCATGGACGTGCTGACGCCGCCCGTTGTCGCGTCAACGCCGAACCGGGCACACAGCTCACCCCAGGCTGCGCGCTGGGCTACAATTTCCTCGGGGTCCTGACCCTGGCCGAGGATGACCATTTGCGGGGATTTGATACCGCTCTGGATGGCGTCAATATCCGCCTTGCCGTCGCGCAGCGGGTCAACGCTTGGCATACCGGCGGGGATCCACATCGCCTTGCGAAAACGGTCAGGATTTTGCCAGTAGCCCTTGAGGTAATCCTGCGTCAGTGCCTCGTAGGCGAGCCAGCGGGAAAAAATAGGACGGATAAAATGCTGCTCGTTGCGAAACTGGTGCGGCACCAGAAACATGGAAAAGTCATTGCGGCTCGCCTTGCTGGTGCTGTAATTGATATTTGTGTAATCGCCGGAAAGAATCTCGTATGGCAGATCCACTGTGATGGAGACCATGCGCAGGACAAATCGGGTGAAGCGGTCAAAGCTGTCGCCGGGGCGCTGGGTTGGCGGGGCAAACGTCATGTCCTCGCCCTCGCGCAGGTATTCAAGAACAGCGTTTTCGACATCTTCAATATCCTCGCGCTGCTCACTGCCGCCACCAGCGCCCGGAAGTGGGCCGCCGCGCAGGGCCTGCGACAATTCAGGATTGCCGCTTTTGATAAAACCCAACCATTTTGCGGCCATTTTGGCAGAATCAATTTCCGCGCCGGTGTAGTCGCCCATGTCCCTGGCCAAAAGGACAGCGGGAGCAAACGGCGTAACGCCGCGCAGCTGGCCGGGCCGCAGGGTCTGGAAACCGTGTATGACGTTTGCGGCAGGCTCGCGCCATGTACGCAGTGCGTGCTCCCACGCAAAAACGGTCTGAAAATGGTAGGCCACCGGCTCGCCGGTGTAGATGTCATACTCGACGCCCTGGGCAATGTCGGTGTTTGGCTCCTGCCCGTCAGTGCGCCACGCGGAGAGATTTTCCGGCTCATAGAGCTGCACGGCCAGCGGATGGCGGGAGCGATCGCGGGGCGTGGCAAACCGGGCCACAAATTCGCCGCATTCGCATTCCTGCCGCTTGGCCAGCGACTGCAGCTCGTAAAAATGCAGTTTGCCCGCCACGTCGGCCTTTTCCATCCAGATGCGGAACCTCTCCTCAATTTTGCGGCGTACAGGCATGTCGGGCGTGCCGTCGGGCAGTGTAGCCAGACTCTGGAAACGGGATCCGCGACCGATGGTGAAAGCCACAATGCCATTAACAGCGCGGGCGAATGGGGGAAAATTGCGGATCAGGTCGCGTACGCGGGCGCGCATGCGCGGGTTGGCCGTTGAGATGAGCTGATTAAAATCAGTCTGCATGGGCGACCAATTGCCGATGGTGCGCGGAGACGCTGCGGCATCGTAGCCGCTACGGATGGCGCGGGTAAATTCGGAAGTAAAGGCCGCAGATTGCGGGGGCAACACGGCGCGCAGGGCGTGCGCACGGCGAACAGGGCGGCGGATCATGAGCGTCTCCCACGGCCACCATTACGCAAGTAAACCCTGGCACGGTAGGGCGGCGTGCCGTCTTCAAGGTCCGCCTGCTCCTTGACGAATTTGAGATGGTCGCGGAACTCTGTCAGGCTGCGATAGGTAAACGTACGGTTGGCAATGGTGTAGGAGCCAAAGCGCCGGAATGCCGCTGACTGCATGTCGGCAATCATCTGATTATAAAGCGTGCGCCATTGACCAGCCATTGAAAAACCCCATGCAAAAATGTGGTTACGTTTTGCATGGGGTAGCTCAAAAAAAATTGGTACGGCAACGGTTGAACGTTTTTGAACGTTTTTGAACGTTTGCCAAAAAACGGCTTAACTGTTGTTTATTTTAGATGCGCGCCAGCGGTCTATTGATTCCATGTCGCTGCTCCATTTACCGCCCACCTTACCAGCGGGAAAGCAGGACTCCTTGACTAACTTCCGAATAGTATTCTTGCTCAATTTGGCATAGTCTGCAATTTCATCTAGTCCGTATATAGGTGTTTTTGTGCGCAAAACACGCATTGCACTATGGCCTGATACATCACCATCAGTTGTACAATATGCCATTTTTATTCCCCTCGCGTTTGCAATGCAGCCTTGCTTTTATCGTGCACGCGCACATCCGCCACCGGCACAAAAACCCGTTTGCCGTTCAGGCTCACGTTTACTACCCATTGCCCCGTAACATCCTTTATTGGCTCTGAATTTGTCCACGTTCCGATATATTGGGGCAGGCCGTTTTTCCAGACGACCACAGATACACGGCTGGGGCAGGGGATAACTGGTGCCGGTTGCGGCTCCGCACCCTGATCGGTGAGCAGCGTGGCCACCAGCGCACCAATGGCAGGGGCATCAAAATAGCGGCGTTCACCCTCGGCAGTGTCTAGCCAGCGGCGGTTGAGACGGACCCGAAAAGAGCCATCAGGACCGCCGTGATTTTCGGCGCGGGAGAGTTCGCAGCGGGTATTTTTCGTGTCATATCTGACACAAATTTGCGCGCAAATTTTGCGTTTTTCTTCGTAGTCAGGTTTTGACATTTTACCACCTGCGTTCCTTTTCCTGTTTGTTGCGCTTGGCCTGCGGGCGTTGACGCTGCTGCACCGGCGCATGCTGTGCCCGCTCCTGCCTGCGCAGCTGCAGCACGTACAACGGCAGGCTGGGCGTCCAGCTGGCGTCCGCGCATGCGCCGGACATCATCAGGCAATCGAGCAGGTGGTTTGTTTTGCTCACAGCCTCCCAAACCAAAGCCGACCCCTTGCGCACTTGACGCTCTGCCGTGAGGTGACTGACCAGTATGTCATCAGCCCCAGCGTGGAACCGCAGAGGCTGCGTGCTATCTTCATTCAACAGACGGCCAATATCTGCATTTTTAATGGCGTTGGTGTCGATCAGGTTCAATCGCAGACCGCCCGGTATGGGCTTGCCATTGTGCGGCATGCGCTCGCGCATAACCCAACGCACCGGCGTGGCCTGGGCACGGCTGGCACCCTTGCAGGCATGGACAATGCCACGGCCATTTTCTCGCACCCACATGTAAACCTCCTCTGTACGGGTATAGATGCCCTCAGTTTCCGTACCGCCAGAGTCCATGCCCGCGCGCCAGATGGGCATAACCTCGCCGGTCAGATACCCCGGAGACGTTGCACCCATGTCTGGCGACCAGCCGGGCACGCCCTCTGGGCCGAGCACCGGGTAATACGTGTCAAAACAGAGTTTTTCGACATCCTCCCACGTATCAATATAGCCGTAGTCGACAACGTAGCTCGCGAGCGTGGGCATCCATGCGCGGACCAGATACCAGAAACCGCGTTTCTGCACGTCTATGCCGCAGGTAAGCGCCACCGTGCCATGCGGCAGGGTGCGCGGGGGCAGGGACATGTCACGCAGTTTGAGGAGCTGCTCCTTGTCCGTCTCCATGACCACCGGGGTATAGGGCCTGCCGAGGTCGTCATTGTAATACTGCTGTTTGACGCTGGGATCGTCGGAGAGTTTGGCCTGCATGCCGCGCGCGGCGAGGTCTGACAGGCTGACAAAACGCGACAGAATGGCGGGCATGTGGTAGCCGACACTAATGGCGTCATCAATGACTGGCGCGGGTTCAAAATGTTTACCGGTCCAAACGTATGGACGCCACCGCCCGTTGCGCACGGCTATGTCGCGGGTGTGATCGGACCACGCGTATTTGCACTCCGGGCAGCGGTAACGGGCCAGTTTGCGCGAGCGGATCAGGCGCGGATCCGTTTCGCCATCCGGCACCACGATGTGCTCCACGTCGGGCAGGTGATATTTTTGGCACGCCGGGCATTTGACCTCATAGCAATAGAGCTGGTCTACGTCTCGCGTGATGCCCTGCCAGATGCTGCTGTCGTCCTCGCTGCCTTTCACCTGACAGGCCCGCATGATCTTTGCGAACTCGCCATAACTGCGGGTACGGCCCCGGAAATCTTCCACCGCTGCCGCAGAGCCTGAATTTTTGTAAAGGTCCTCTTCGTCCAAAAAAAGATCCTGCACGGTGATACTGGCGCGTTGGCTGGGACTTTCTGCCGAGGCTAGTTCGAGGCTGGTGCCGTCTTTGAGGGCAACCGTGGTGCGCCGGTATTTTTGGATCAGGCGGCGCAAGCGCGGGCTGCCCTTGAGCAGTGGCAGCAGCTTTTTATCGCGCACCCGCTCCATGCTATCTTTGGTGGGCATGGCCAGCATCTTCACGCCGGGGCGGTATTCTATCGACCAGCCCATGGCGGCATAGAGCAGCAGAGTTTTGCCGACCTGCAGGGAGCCGCAGACAACGACCTCATGCACTCCGGAGCGGGAAAATGCGTCCATCGGTCCGGCCAGATACGGGGCCACATCCAGGCGCAGCGGGCTGCCCTTGTAAAGCCCGTCCTGCACGATCAGGTGCTTGCTGGCCCATTCCGAGCACGGAACCGGGGTGCGGTAGGCGAAAACGCGGCGCTCACCCTCGCAAAATGTTATGCTCTGGCGGGCCATCAGTCGGCCTCCGGTTTATCGGCCTGCGCTGCGTCTGCAGGCTGCAGCTCTGCGTTGTCGGCATCAGCGTCGTCCGCATCGTCGACGAGGAACTCGCGTTCCGCTGCCCAGGCGTCCATCCATATGCCGGTTTTTTCTTCCCACCAGCGCACGAGGTCACGGAGTTTTGACTCATCGCCGCCGACAAAAATAATCATTTCCGGTCCGTACAGGTGAACAAAGTTGCGCACCTCATTTTTAAAAAACAGTGCCCGCGCCGACAGGTCGCGCTCGTGATCCGCCTTGGGCATGAGCAGGCCTTGCTCTTTTTCTAGCTTGAGCTTGGTGCGCAGTGCCTGAAAGTGTTTCAGATCCGCGTCCTTGTTCTGGCGGTTCAACTGGGCCTCGGCCAGCTCCCTGTTTTCCGTTTTGGCCACCGGCGTGAGATTTGCCGACGCGTAGCCGAGCAGGGCGGATGCCTCATACAACCCGGCAGCATTGCGCGGCATAAGCCCGGCGCGAACGTCTTTAGAGAGCTTGCTTTTTTCAACCTTGAAGCCCTGCTCTTTCAGGTAGACCAATGCCTCTTGCTGCGTTTTGAATGCCAGCGCCGACGGTGTAGGTGCATCAGACATTTGCGCTCTCCTTGTGCATGGCCATGTGGACCCATTGGCCGTTTGTGCGCAGCCATGCTGTGAGCCTGACGACATCATCCAGCGACCAGCGCTCATGCCCAAAAATTTTAAAATCATCGCCGTCGACGCGGGCGCGCAGACCGGCACGACGCAAAATATTCATGCTGTCCTGCGGGCCTGCGGCATTGGTCAGCCAGTCGGCTCTGGTTGTTCCGCCCGGGGGGATTAACGGCAGGTCGCCGGTTGAATTGCGCACCGGCCCAGCTACGTGCTGCCCTGCCTCTGCGGCCTCCCCCCCCATGGTGATCTCGCCCTCGCGGGCTACAGGCCCAAGGGCCTGACCAAGGGGCTGGGCAGCGACAGGCGCTGGGGCGACAGGCTGTGATTGCGGCAGGTTGAATACCGGCGGCAGGCCCGCGCGGATCCAGACGACAAGGTCGACGCCAGCGGCCACGGCCTCGCCGGGGTCTTTGCCAGCAGGCACTGGCCAGCGCCGGGCAGTGCGGTAGGTGCGCGCCCAAAATTCAAAACCCTGTGCTCCGGGCCGCTTGCCGTTTTCTTTGGGCGGGTCGAAGTCAAGCGCCACCAGAATGCAAAGCGCCCTGGACAAAATGGCGTGGGCCGTGAGATCTGGCTTGCCCACGTTGGTGCCGACGGATATGGCCCCAACGTCGAGGCCCTCGGCCTCGGCTGCTGCGGCGCAGGCCATGGCATCCAGCTCTGACTCCACCACCACAAAGGCGCGGCACTGCGGACGCAGGAGCATGGGATGCATGGAGCTGCCCGGTATGACCGCGTATTTCATATCTGGGGCCATGCGGGCGCGCGCATCGTCTGGGCGGCGCACGCGCAGGCGGCAAACCTCGCCAGACTGTGAGATTGCCGGGACAACCAGACCGGCGGGGATCCACAGCGGTTTGGGACGGCCATTGTTTTTGAGCACCTCCGGCAGCCCCCAGGCGTCGCGCTGTTTGAAATAGCAGTCGCCGCCTTTTTCTCCGGGCAGCCAGCCGAGGCGGTAACGGTCAACCGCATCTGCCCATATGCCGCGCTGCGCCATCTGCACCATGCGGGCAGGATCCGCCGCAAGCAGCTTGTGGGCGTAGTCGACCAGCTTTGCCGCGTGCTCGCGCCACGCAGCCGGGGGCAGCTCAAAAGAGGACTTGGGTTCAAAGTCCCGCGCCTCGCGGCCTTCCTTGGGCATGGCCAGGGGCCGATAGCCGCCGGACTTGGCCTGCATGCCAAGGATTGTGCATGCCTCTTTGTATGATTTGCCTTCATACTCGCGCAAAAACTGGATGCAGTCGCCGCCTTTCTGACAGCCACGGCAGTACCACGTGCCGCCCTCGCAGCCCGCGCCTTGCTGCTGTGGCCACGACAGAAAACGGTCGTCCCCCCCACACGACGGGCAGGGGCTGTGGTACTCCCCGCCATGCGTGCCGCTGACCTTCACCGGCTTGAGGCCGCGCTGTGTAAGCAAATCCAAGATGGTCATGACTTAGTCCTGCTATAGTCTTGTAATCATCCTACTTTTAACTATCTATTTTTTATTACTATTATTTAAAAATAGGATGATAGGACAATAAGAAGGTGAACACATACAAAAGACCCCCTCCCCGCACATGCGAAGAATTAGGCCACAAATGGTCCTAAAGGCATGGTATCCCCCTCAAACGCGCATGGGCGTAGGCTTTTGGAGCAGGACCAAGGGCAGAAGCAAGCAAAAAAAGGTCATGGGACGGTCATGGCTATTTGCGGCGGTCATCTTCGGCCCCTTTATTGTCGGTCTCGGTGCTGCGCAGCGCGGCCACGGCTTCGTGGTTGATCTCCACACCGTAGTAATACCAGAGGCCGCCCTTGCGCTCGCGCCGGAATTTTTCGCCCATGAGTCTGCCAAACGTTTTTTGACTCATCTGTTTCTTGGGGTTGGACGTTATGTTGACCCGATACCAGACGCAGAACACCTCAAACAGGTCTGCTGCCTGAATGCGGGTTGTTTCGCCCGATATGCTCGGCGGTGGCGTGATGCAGCAATCGTCCACAAACTCGGCCATTGTGTCCTCTTCGCGCCGGTACTCGCTTGTTGCGTCGCGCACCTTTGGCGGCGGATTTAGGCCCCCGTTCTGCTGCCACTCAAGGCAGCCGCGCACCAACCACGCGAGGATACCGGGCATCTCCGCCCGCAGCTTTTCCTTGAGGGTTTTGTCCATCGGTCGCTCGCGGTCGTTTTGCGGCGGTCGGTCAACAAATGAGAGGGGGAAGTCGACCAGCAACAGACGTTCCCAGAAGGCAAAATCGTTGCTGCTCGCATGTGGCTTGTGGTTTGTGAGCAGGAAAAGAAGATGCGTTGGTTGGAAATTGACGTTGCGTTTGTCGTGCGGATAGCGCCCGGTGAGGGTTTCGCCGCCGGACAGCCATTTGACGCGGGCGCTGGAGAAGCGTTGGCCCTCGTCGGTTTCGCTGGCGAATGCCAGGCGTAATCCGCGCAGGGCCATAATGTCGGGAGACGGGCCAGCGGCACTGCGTTTGCCCTGATCAAGCAGCATTTCGGACTGCACAGGACCGGCCAAAGCTGCCGAGGCATCACGCCCGCCGAGCGTCTCTTGGATCACCTCGGTCATGATGCCTTTGCCATTGCGGCCGCGCCCATGAAACACAATAAAAACGTGCTCTGTTGAAAGGCCGGTGATGCCGTAACCAAAGGCCCGGCGCAAAAAGTCGGCCATGTCCTGATCGTCGTCCATGACCTCTTTGACAAAACGCTCCCACGTGGGGCAGGGCGCGTCTATGCCCTGCCATTCGACCGGCGAGCTTTTCATGAGGTAGTCGTCTGGCCGCCCTGGGCGCAGATCGCCGGTGCGCAGGTCTATGACGCCATTGGCCACAGCCAGCGCCCAGGGATTGGCGTCGATTTCGTCGCCGCGAATGGCCAGCGGTGCCTGATCATTGGCTTTTGCAAAGTCCAGGCACCGCATGCGGCCCGACTGAGACCGAAGTTTGTAGGCGCGGGTGTTGAGCGATTCGGCGAGCCGGTCGCATTGTTTGGCCGACTCTTTGTCGCTGTCGCGGGCCTCGTTGCCCTTCTTGCGGTAGATGGCCGCTGTGCGCTCGTAGAGCTGCGCAACTTTTTCAACGTCGACGCTGGCGGCGTGGGCCTTCTCGACAAGGTCAACGTGCCAGTGGTGCCCGCGAAAAAATATCCATTCATCCGCTTGGCCAATGTAGGCATGGCAGCCCTGGAATAGGTGCGCATAGAGAACGCCGTCACCCAGCTCATTGGCGCCGAGGCAACGCACAACAAAATCGGTGGGAACGTCCTCAATTTTTCGCGGCGCCAATGAATTTTGTGCGGTCTGCTGCTCTGCGGGGGCAGTGGATTGCTCCTCCTGCACCCGCGCTGCTACCTGCTCGCGCATAATTTCTTCGGGGCTTCTGCCCTCGGCGGTAAAGTTACCGTCAGGCATGGAGTCCTCCAATATGCGGCGCAGATCCCGCCGCTGTTATGACGTGACTTGCGCCCATGGAGGTGGACTTTGATTCCACGATTCCGCGGGATTTTTTCCAAAAAATTCCGCAGCTTTTTGGGGTCGCCAAGCTGCGCTTGAGGCGGGGGGCCGAGAGAGGACCCGTAAAATTTTCTTCGCGGTTGTTGCCCTTAGGACCTTTGGGCTGGTCCCTCTGGGGCAAAGGGGGGCGGGGGGAAGCGAGGGCGGCAACTGCGGGCTGCGCCCGCATAGAGGAAGCGCCCGCGCTGGCGATTGAATCAGGGGCAACGTGGCTAGATGGCCACACCTGAATGTGCGCCAACGCGGGCGCGCACCCACAGCCGACCAAGGAGGACAGGGCTGAGAGTCGTAACAGACACGGCAGTATTATGCTGCCTTCCGTGAGGATAAGGGCGGGGGGGGAAGGAAAAGAGTAGCAGACTGGTAGCAGCAGCAAAAAAGACTTACCCCTCAATGAGAGGTAAGTCTTTGATTTTTTTGGCTCCCCGAGACGGACTTGAACCGCCAACCTAGTGATTAACAGTCACCCGCTCTGCCAATTGAGCTATCGGGGATCGTTGAGGCAAGGAAGTGTTTACGGAAAAACAGGGGCAACG